GCACGCCACGACAGCGGCCGCGTCACCACCGACGGGTGCATGGTCAGCCCGAACCCGGGGCCCGACGTGCGGGGGTCGCCGTCGATCTGGTACTTCGCCGAACCCATGCCCTTGAGCCGTTTCGCCATGGTCAGGGCGTAGCAGTGGTCGCAGCCGGGTGAGAGCCGGTCGCAGCCGGTGGTGGGGTTCCACACCAGGTTGGTCCATTCGATGTTGCTCACGTCGAACCCCCGGCCCGGGGCGGCTCAACGCCGGTCGCGGTGGCACTGGCCCGGCAGTCATCCAGGTAGGCGTCGCGGACCCGCCGGTACAGGTCGGGGCGGGGTTTCTCACGGCGCGGGTCGTCGTCGTCAAGGTGCTCGTCGGCTCGGAGCACCACCGTCTCGATCTCGTCACGCAGGTCGGCCCAGTCGGGGGGGCGGTCTGCGCCCAACATGTCCAGCAGCTGCTCCACGAGGTATTCGAGGTCGGCCCGCACGACGATGTCGGTTGCGGTGGCGTGGCGCTCCTCCACGTTGGGGCAGCGCGTCAGGCCCGGCCTCGGCTGGCCCATTTCCGGGTCGATGTACTCGTCACAGTCGCACTGGCCCTCGACGCACTCCTGCTGGCCCCACAGGCACGCGGCCGCCGCGACGATCGGCTCCAGCTCGGCGATGCGGGCGCGGGCCGCGGCCACCTCACCCCGCAGCGTTGACAGGGACACCAGGGCCTCGTCGCCCAACGGCAACGGCGGCGCCTTGCGGGGGCTCACCGCGGGTCCTGCGAGTGGGGGCACGACTGGGTCATCAGAGCCGAGTACCGCTCGAGGTATTCGGCGTGGGTGACGTGGTGCAGGGTGCAGCCGTCGGCGTACAGGCGGTTCCGTTCGCTGCGCAGCGGTGCCGCCAGCTTCCAGGCGGCTTCCTGGTCGGCGGCCGCGGAGCCTTCGATGACGTCGCGGGGGCAGCCACACCGTTTGGTGATGACCCATTGGGTGCGGCCGGTCGGGTTGTCGGCGGTGGCGGTGGTCGGGTACTGGAGGGCGTGGGTGGTGGTGCGGGCCATGGTGTTGGCCTCCTTGCTAGGTGATGGATTTGGTGGTGCTGGCCTGGGCGGCGATGGCGGCCCACCCGGCGCAGATCGGGGCCGGGCGGCCGTCGGCCTGGTACGGGATGGCGTCGCGGATGAGGGGCCGGTAGTCGGACGGGTCGCCGTCGATGACCCGGCCGTCGGGGTGCCGCCACCGCAGCGGGCGGCGGCAGCCGGTGTGGCAGAAGAACGGCCGACCGGCGTGGGCGTAGCTGATCAGCTCGTCGGCCATGTACTCGTCGGCCCGCTCGGGGCTGCCGGGCCGGTAGGCGCAGTCGGCGCATTTGGTGGCCGGCACGACCAGATCGTCCGGGCCGGTCGGCGGGACCGGGGCGGCCTGGTCGACCTCATACTCGGGCCGCCAGCAGGTGCACCCGGCCGGGCCCTGGTCGGCGTCGCCCATGCAGCAGTAGGCCGACTCGGCGTCGGGGTGGGCGTCGGCCCAGGCCTGCGCCGCCGGTGACCCTCCCATGTGGATGGACACGTAGCTGCCGCTGGCGGCTGCGGCCCGGTTCGCGGCCGACACTGCCAACACCCGGGCCTTGGCCCAGGCCACCCCGGCCTCATCCATCGCAGCTCTCCTCCTCAAACTCGGTCCGGATCAGGTCGGCGGCCATGGCCAGCAGGGCCGCCACATTCGCCTTGGCGTCTTCGGCACGGCCAGCCTCGTACGGGGCCAGGAACAGGGCTTCGGTCATCGCCCGGTCGTGGTTGACGTACGCGGCCGTGAACCGGGCCGCCCACAGCGACGCCCGCGCCTCAGCGGGCAGGTCTTCGGGGGTGGTGCCTTCGACCTCGATGGTCATGCCGACGATCTGGGCACCGTCCGGGCCGGCCTTGGCTGCCCAGTGTTTGATGGCGTGGGCGAAGCCCCGACACATCGAGTACAGGCCGACGGTGCCGTACCGCCGGACCACGGTCGCTAACTCCTCAGCGACCGCGACCGCGTCCCGGACCACAGCCCTTTCCAGGGCGGCGGTGACGTGGTCGGTGAGGGCGCGGGCCTGGTCGCTGGTCCAGTAGCTGCCGACGCCGGTCATGACGGTCGGACCTTCGCCTCAGCCGGGGCGGCGCAGGACCGGCACATTGCGTGGGGCATCGCCCCGTCGCCTGGGACCGGGGCGACCTTCCAACCCAGGGTGCGGGCCCGGAGTTCCATCGCCGGGTACGTCTCCCCCGGCGCCGGCGGGAACTGGTTGCCGCACCGGGCCCCCTGTGCCCGTCCCTGCCGGTCGACCCGGCGGCCGGTGCACACCAGTGGGGCCTGCTGGGTGAGGGCCAGCGACGCGGCCACCTCGTCCAGGACGTGCCCGGGCGGGTACCAGATGCCCTGCCGACCCGGGCACGGCACCGGTTCCGGGAGCGGGACGGCGCCGGTCAGGCACCAGTGGACCTGCCCCGGCGTCGCCCAGTCGGTCGGGCATTCGCACCGGCCGCCCGACTCTGGCGCCTCCGACACGTGGCACACCGTGTCCACTGTGGTCACCGCGACGATCGCCGACCGGACCACCTGCTCGACGACCGTGGCCCGCCGGTGCCCGAGCTGCTCGAGGTGGCGGTAGCCGGCCGGGTCGTCGCCCTTCCCGGCGTGGATGAGCAGCCGGCCAGCCGGTGGGGCCCAGGTGCGGTTCTCGACCGTCTTACCCAACCTGGCCACGGCCAAAGCCCACGGGTTGCGCAGGGTGATGGCCGGCACCCCGACCAGGTCCAGACGGGACAAGCTCACAGAAAACCCCCTCCTCGCAGTGCCGGGTCAGGCTAGTCGGCATCACTGATGTGTTCCACGCGACCCGCGCTCACACCACCAGCACGGTCACCGGGAACGCGGCCTCACCGGCGATGGCTGGCCGCAGCCACCAGTCGGCCGCCCTGATCTGGGCGCAGTCGCCGCACTCCGGGTCACCGGCGCAGTCGCCGCAGACCTTGGCCACGGTCCACAGTTCGTGTCGCAGATCCTCGACGCTGATGCGGTGTGAGATTTCGGCCCCCATGAGCCAGCCCAGGTCGACCCGGGACATGCGGGCAAACGCGGCCAGGGCTCGCCGCTTCTCGACCCGGCCCATCGCGACGAACGTCTCACCGTCGTCGCCGATGATGGCCACCCGGACGCCGTAGTGCTCAGCGAACCCGGCCAGGACCGGCGGGTTGACTGTCTCGTGGTGGTCGGCCCACGGGCCGTAGGTGACGGTGACGGTGCGGCTCTGGATCCGCCCACCGGGGTGTGAGCCGTCCTGGATCGGGCCGCCGTACTTGACCCACGACTGGTCGCCGTAGGTGTGGTGCTGGCCGTCCGGGTCGAGCACCGCGTACTGCACGCCGCTGGTCGGGTCCTGGTCGGGCGGGTTGTCGGTGAGGGCGGTCACGTTCATCAGGTGATGGTGCAGGGTGGTCACCGCGGTGGGTCCTTTCAGTTGATGGCCATGTCGACGAACCGGGAGAAGTGCAGCTGCGCCGCGACGGTGACCGTGTCGGTGGGGCCGTTGCGGTGCTTGGCCACGATCAGGTCTGCCTCACCCGCGCGGGGTGACTCGCGGTCGTAGTAGTCGTCGCGGTGCAGCAGGATCACCACGTCGGCGTCCTGTTCGATCGCCCCCGACTCGCGAAGGTCGGACAGCTGGGGCCGTTTGTCGGTGCGCTGCTCCGGGCCCCGGTTGAGCTGCGACACGGCGATCACGGGGCACTCGATTTCCTTGGCCAGCAGCTTCAACCCGCGGGAAATCTCGGCCACCTCGGTCTGCCGGGACTCGACCCGCTTCGGTGAGGTCATCAGCTGCAGGTAGTCCACGACGACCAACTTGAGGTCGTGGCGTTGACGCAGCCGCCGGGCCTTGGCCCTGATCTCCATGAGGGTCATGTTGGGGGTGTCGTCGACGAACAGCGGGGCCTCAGCGATCTCACCCATGCGGCGGGCGAGGCGGGTCCAGTCATCGTCGGACAGCTGCCCCGACCGGAGCACATGCAACGCCACCCGGGCCTCGGCCGCCAACAGCCGGGTGACGATCTCAATTTTCGACATCTCCAGCGAGAAGATCGCACTGGCCTGCCCGTGGCGGATCGCCGCGTTGCGGGAAAAATCTAGGCTCAGACAGCTCTTCCCGAGGCCAGGCCTGCCAGCAATCACGATGAGCTGCCCCGGGTGCAGGCCCTGCAGCAGCCGGTCCAGGTCACCGAACCCGGTCGGGACACCGGACATCAGACCTTCCCGCGACCCGACCGCTTCGATCTCGTCGAGGGCCGGCTGGAGCAGGGCGGCCAGTGTTTCGAAGCCGTCGCCCTGGCCGCGGTGCTCGGTCAGGTCGTACATGGTCTGCTGGGCCAGGTCGACCACGTCGTCGACGTCGCGGCCCTCACCGGACGCGGTGCCGTAGCCCATTTGGACGATGCGGGTGCCGGCCTCGACCAGCCGTCGCAGCAGCGCCCGCTCCGCCACGATGCGGGCGTAGTAGGCCGCGTTCGCGGCGGTCGGTACGGCTGAGATCAGGGTGTGCAGGTACGGGCCGCCGCCGACCCGGGCGAGGTCGCCGGCCTTGGTGAGGGCGTCGGCGACCATCACAATGTCGGCCGGCTCGCCCCGGCCGTACAGGTCGAGGATCGCGTCGAACACGGCGGCGTGGGCTGGGCGGTAGAAGTCGCCCGACCGGACGATCTCGACCACGTCGGCGATGGCGTCCTTCGACAGCATCATGCCGCCCAGCACGCACTGCTCCGCCGGCATGTCCTGCGGCGGGGTGCGGTCAAACCCC